GCACCTTTAACCAGTCTAAGGCACTTCCTAGGATCCAAGAATCTCTCCGCAAAGGAGAGATGGTACATTCCGTAGACCTCACTGGAGCTACTGATTATTTCCCTTTAGGGTTACAATTGGCAGTTCTTAATGAGATTTTTGGAGAGGTTAAAGACATCAAATTATTCGAAGATATATCTAAAATGAGATTTAAGTCTCAAATTGGAGATATCCAGTGGAAACGTGGACAACCCTTGGGTCTTTACCCGAGTTTTGCTACATTTACATTGACACACGGTCTTGTGTTAAGTTTCCTCGCGAGAGGAGACAATTCACAATTCTTTGTGCTCGGTGATGATGTTGTTATCCTTAATACTAACCTGTACAATGAATATATCAAATTCCTTGATAAATGTCATTGTCCATGGTCAAGAGAGAAAAGTCTGAACAGTAAATTCATGGCTGAATTTGCTGGTAAGATTGTAACCCCTTATAGTATTATACCACAATACAAATGGAGAAAGATGTCTAACGACAACTTTCTAGACATTTGTGTATCTCTTGGAGCTAAGTCCCGAGTCTTATTGACAAATAGACAAAAGATGGTATTTGATGCTGTAAAGCACCTCTTACCTCCTCTAGGTCTCAATATCTCAAAACAAGGTGGAAACCTTGTTTCTATGATGCTTGAAACTGAGAGGGTATTGTCACGTATCAACAAGGCAGGAGTGAGATCTCTTGTAGATCTCATCTCTGTGATCAATAAGAATTCTTATTCATCACAGATACCCTATCAGTTGAACGAAAAAGTTGTTCATGAGATAGAGCAAGCCTTCGTCGAGAAGGTTTGTTTAGTATTTCAGCAAACTATCTTTTCCCAGTGCGAAAGCATCTGGAAGATGGTTTCTGATCTACCCCGGGCTCTAAGCTTGACGCCTAGATTACCCACTGAAGAGTATTCACCCTCACGGGTCTCTACTCTTCAACGGTATGAAGGTCTGCTCCGATTACTTAAAGTGTAATCTAGCTTCCC